TGCCGCCAGCCGTTTGCGGCCCAGCCGGCGGCGCCGGCCAGGCCCATGGCCAGCAGCACGGCGATGCCGACCGCCAGCGCGCGGTATGGCGCCGGGATCATGGGATCGCCCTCATTGCCAGATCGGTCAGCGCGCGCCGCTCGACATAGCCGATGGCGTCGCCGATGCGCTCCGTCTTGCGGCCAATGTTGATGCAGTCGGACACGCCGTCGACGTCATCCACGTCAGCGAACCGGTTCAGGCCATTCACGTGCCAGAACCAGCCTGCGCCCAGGGCTGCGCCCACGTCCGTCGACAGCCAGGCGCCGATGGTGTCGCGCGACAGGCCGAAGAAGTCGGCGACCGCATTATGGTTCGTGGTGCCGGTGATCTGCATCCAGCCGGCGCCGCGCGTGCGCCAGCCGTCGCCGCTCTCCGGGCCGCGGTTCCCCATGCGGTTGGCGTAGGCAATGTTGGCGATGGCCTGCTGGTCAGCCGCGTGCGCCGACGTGCGGCCGTACCGCTCCGCCTGCGCCGGCGTGAAGCGAGTCGCCGTCCTGGTGTTGAAGGTGGCCAGAATCGCGGCCGGAGTGTAGTTCAGGTTTTCGCGCTTGCGCGTGAATCCCCCGCTTTCGTGCGCCACCTGGGCGAGGAAGTGCGCCAGGCGCCGGCACGTGTTGATCCCGAAGCGCTCGAGCGCCGGATGCAGCGCCATGGCGACCGCGGCGGCGTTCGCGCCACACTGCGGCGCCACGCGGCGGATGATGTCGGCCGTGACGATCATGGCTGCCCCCGCACGTCGCGCACCACGTCGGCGAGCGTCGCGTTGCGCTTCGCCTCGATGTAGTTGAACAGCCAGCGCACGATGGCCCAGCCTGGCAGGCCGCAGGCGAAGACCAGGCCCAGCATCGCAACCAGGCCGAATGGCGAGTGCGCCCAGGCCTGCAGGTCGTAGTGCTGGATCACGGCCCACCGCCCACTCGCGCGGGCTGCGCGGCGTCATCGCGCACATCACGACCACCGACGCCAGGCCGGCGCCGATCGCGCCGATGCCGGCCAGGCCGCCCAGCAGCTTCCATCCTGCTGCGCCGGCGGCGGCGCCGGAAATTGGTTCACTCATTTGGGATGCCTTCATGGTTTTGCTGCATCAGGAAAAACAAAACCCGCCGAAGCGGGTTTCAGGAGGGTGAGCGCGCTGGCCAGCGTGCCAGGCGAGTATCGCCAGGGGTCAGGAATGCCGAGCGCGGCGGCCACCGCCTCGGAGCAGAACCAGCGGCCCTGGCTGTGCGGGATCGGCGACAGCACGAACTGCAGGTTGCCCAGCAGGTCATACTTGGCGCCGCGGTGCGCGCGGAACCAGGCCTCGGCGCCCTGCTCCAGTTCTGCCGGCAGGTCGATCAGGATCCAGTTCGCGCTGTCGAAGTCGATCAGCTTGTTGCGCACGCCGCCGTCGGCGAACGAGGCCGACCAGGCGCGGCCAGTCGAGAGCACCAGCTCGACGTGCGAGAACTCGCTGCGCGTCCACCAGCGCACCAGTCGATTGTAGATGCCGGCGATGCCGGGCCGGGTGCCGCGGTAGAAAGCTGCCTTGAGGGCCATCGGGATTCCTTTCGGTGGTGGTCAGCCGTAGTAGCGTTCGTGCGGCTGGATCTCGTCGTCGAGGATCGCCAGCGCGCGGCCGGGTGCGTCGAGCAGACCCATAGCCTCGAAGGCCTGGACGTCCTCGCGCGTGTCGGCGCGGTCGACGTCCACATAGGTGGCCGCAGCCAGATCAGCCTGGCCGACGCGCACCACGGCGGCGCTCTCACGCTGCGCCTGGTCGGCGGCCGGGTCGTCGATCGCCGCCAGCTCGACGCGAATTTTCTCCGCCCGCGTGAACCGATTGCGGAACGCAAGCACCGTCATGTGGCGCGGCGCAGCCGGCTGCGGCTCATTCGCGCGCGCCTCAGCTTCAGCGATTTCTTCCGGGGTGGCATCGCGGTCGACGCCGTTGTCGTGGATGATCATGGTTTATACCTTCCTGTATCCGTAAATGTCGATTTGGCCGCCGTCGAGTGTTACGCTTGCTCCAGCGGCATATAGGCGAAAGCCGGTAAGTACGGAACTTAAGTCGAAAACCCCCTCGCCAGATTTACTGTAGTTGCTCGCCGAATTGACGAAGCCATTAACACCAACGCCTTTTCGAGCAAGGGATCGCGCCCCACGAATGTTGATCGTCATGCAGCTCTCGCCCGCACCAACAGCCCCAATAGCGAAGCTGGCGGTACGGGTCGTCGTGCCAGAACCATCAGCAGCCAGCGCTCCATAAGATGACGAAGTGACGACTGCACCGCTGATGGCTAGTCGCATATGAAGCGTATCGGTAGCAGACGCGCGAAGAGCGGTCAGCTCAATCTGATAGCGGTAGTAATCATCCGAGAACAGGCTCAAGTAGTCGACGTTGAGCGTTCCGGAGCTGATGTTGCCGCCGCCGATGCGAACGATCGGCGACAGGTCCACTGCGCGGTCACCGGTACGGTCCAGAAACACCTGGAGCGCGTCGCCATTGCTGAAGGGGTTCGCCGAGCTGGCCGCTACGAAAGTAACCGCCAGCGCGTAATAGCCCGATGCAGCGAACGTGCTATTAATGTCGAAGATCATCCAGCGCGTGGGGTCGGCAGCCTTCACGACACGGATTGCGCCCTTCAGCAGGCTCAGGTTGGCGCCGATAGCAGCAATGAGGCTCCCGATATTGCCGCCACCCAGAGTCACCGGATCGATCATGATGCGCGTCGCGCTACCCTGAGTCGCCGAATTGAAGCGCAGCTTGCCGGGACCAGGGTCAGCATCGGCGGTCGAGGAATCGAACCCATATCCGAAGGCGTAAGCGCCACCGGCAGCATAGGCGCTCATGTTAGCTGCGAGAGCGTTCATCTGCCCGCCCATCACGGGATATTGCGAGATCATCTCAGCATAAGCCAAGTCGAAGTCTTCCTGGACCATCGACTGATTAGGCAGTTTTGCGGGGTCCTGATTCGCTGTGATAAAACTCATTTGGTAACCACTCCTTCCACTTGAAGAGACAGCCTGGACTTGCGCAGCCCTGGGATCACCTTTTTCAGGCTGCTAAATTTGCCGACCAACATCGCCGAACCGAACAGTACGGTTCCGACATAGACGACCACTTTCTGACGGAAGGCGATCAGCTCTTCTTCGACGTCGTCGATTTCTTGATTGTCGACCTCTACATCAACGCTCATCCGCTTTGCATACCCCCGCACAACAGTCTTACTTGTTCCGTCGGGATTGAAGCTGGTATCGGAAAAGTCCTTCAACTCAGTTGACAAACCGTAGTGCGACAAGCCGACATCGGTTGCGGGGCCCAGCATGCACATGCCGCACTTCGCGACACCACCAGGCCGGCGAATAAGAATCGTGACGAGCGCGTTCGCATACACGGGCAGCTTCAGGGTCAGAAAATATGATCTGCGCCGAATCCGTTTAAAGGCCCATCGATAGAAGCTAGCCATCGATCGCGACACGACCTGACTACGGGTTTCCGTGTACACCAGGCCACGCTTCTGATCGGTCATTGCAATCCGAATCTCATTGGCATCAAGGTTCCCTAAGTACAGCCCCTGAGTGATCGCCCTCGCCGATAGCACAATCAGAATGTCCTCGTTGGCTTCGGTCTGCGTGTCATTACGATCGTCCAGCATGGCCCAGCGATTAATGGCCGTGCGCTTGTTCCACCACGCCGGATCGCTGAGCGGCTTGCCGAGATTTGAAGCCTGCATCGACCAGTAGACGATCTTCGTCACCGGGTCGTACACCGCTGCGTCCTTGGCATAGGTCGTGTCCGCGCTGTACGGTGGCTCGACCATCGGCACGTTTGAATAGATCAGCCCGGCGGTGGCGCTGATCACGTCAGCGGCCCGGGTGGCGAAGGCGCTGCCGGCCCGGATATAGCTGGACGCAGGCCCGAAACTCAGCATCGCTCCCCACACCAGTACCCCGCTTTGCCCGTCGCCGGCATGATTAATGGAGCCGTCCTTGGTATTCCTGATCTGGAGGCCTACATTGCCCGATGCGATCGCCTGGAACGTAATCGAGCACCGGAAGAACTCGCCGGCCTGCACGATCTTGAAGGTCGGAGCTCCTGCGACCACGGATCCTTCCCCGCTCACCAGGTTGAACGCGACGATCTGGTTCGTCCCTACTGGCGCACTATGCAGCACCAGCGCCAGCCCTCGGTCGCCAACTCCGCGGCGCGCGAAAACCGAGAGAGTGATCAGATCACCCGCATTGACGACTGGCGAGCGGGTCAGGTAATTGCCAACCACGCCTGCTGCTTCTTGCAACAGGGTGGCAGACGTACTGCCGTCCGGCGCCCTCCCGCTGCCTGGCACTGGTGTGACGTTGGACTTGCCCCAGTCCACGTGCGTAAAGTCCTCGGAGTTGGTCAGAACATTCTGATCTGCCGGCTCGATCAGTGCATACGGAGCTTTGCTCAGGTCCGTTGGGTCGTAGGTCACCCCCAGCGTATTGGCCGGCACCTCGACCAGCGTGCCGGTTCGGTCGAATACCCACTTCGGGGATGCGCGCGTGCAGGCCGCATCCCCCATTGCGACCGGATCAATAATAATCATGCTGCAACCCCGTCATCCCTTGTCTTCGGCTGACCAGCGATGTCCCACTTATCGAGCGTGTCCTTGGTCTCCATCGTGTATTTCGCGATCGCGAAAAGCGCTTCGTTCAGCTCGCGCCGCATTGTGGAATTCTCGACAGTGAGGCGCTGAACAGCTGCGACGAGCGCGGCGCTGTTCTCGTTCGGGCTGGCAAGGCTACGCATCAGGTCATTCGTCTGGCTGGCGTTGAAATAGCGGGCTGAGCCGGTGGCCTCCAGCTCCGGCCCGAGCTCGCCCACGATTCGCCAGCCACCAGCATGCATGCCACCCGCCGCGAAGCCTGGAACCTTCTTTTTATTCTTGTACTCGTCGGTGCTCTTCATGGCCTGCTCGATCGTGCTGAACGACATGCCGTCGGCGACACGATCCATCCAGAACTGCAAGCCGCCAGCATCGGCCACGCGACCGAAGGTCGATTTGTACAAAGCTTTGATCTTCGCCTCTGGTGAGTTTTCAATGGCGCTCACGATGTCCGAAATCGACGTGCCGGCCGCTGCCTGCCCCTTCCAGAAGTCGAGACCTGCCGCATCCGGCGCACGTCCCAGCGACGTCTGGTAAGCCTCGCCAATCTTCGATACCGCGGCGTTGATTGGGTTGCCACCAGCGGCGAGCATCGCCGACCGTAGCGCCAGGATGGCGTCATTGATCGACAGGCCGATGGTGCTCAAGCCCTTAAGCTGATCGATCTGCTCCTGCTCGCGTTCGAGCATCTTGTCGTACGACGCCATCTGGCCTTCGAGCGTCTTAAGCGTCCGTTCCTCGGTCGACAGGGTCGCATCCGATATCGCCGCCAGGTCGGCCATCGTGTTCTTGGTCGCGTAGAAGTCGGCCAGGTAATCCTCCTGGCTGGCGAACTGGTTGCTGGCGTCCTGGCTCAAGGTCGTCAGGACCGCCTGCAGCTTGTCCGAATTCGGCAACACGCCGCCAGCCTGGGCCTTCGCGAGGAAGCTCCGCAGGTCCGACTGCGCGCGTGTGCGCTCCATGACCTCGGCGCCCGGGCCACGCATGCCGTCGATCGTGCTCCGCAGGCTATTCGAGACCGCACGGATCTTGTTCGCGGCCTCGGTATGATTGGCAATCTGTGATTGAAGTGCGGCCCTCTCGCGGTCGATGACGCGCTGGAGCACCGAGAAGGCGCTGTCGACGTCACCCATCAGACCGGCAGCCACCTCCTGCGCCGCCTGCGCCGCTGCCGTCGCTGCCTCGGCCGCCGAGGCTTCCGCCTGCAGCGACTGGATGCGGTCCCACAGCGGCAGATTGCTTTCGTGGATCGTCGCGCGCTCCTTCGCTAGCAGCTGCTCGCGGGTCATCTCGTCGAGCCGGTCCTGCAGGCTCTTGCGCTCGTCGGCGATTTCCTGCATCGACTTGGTCAGGTCTTCTGTCGCCGGGTAGACCTGTGCGAACGCCTCCGCCAGCGACATCAACGATGTGTATTGCTTGGCGCCCGCCTCGGTCGTCAGGTTCAGGCCCAAGATCACATTCTTGAACTCATCGCGCGTATCCACCCAAGCCAGCCCCATGTCGGCCAGCTGACCGACGACGTGCTTCTGGACTGGCGCCAGGCGCTCGGCGTCGGTCATGAACTCCTGGGCGAATGTGCCGGCCTGGTCGGCTAGCTCACTGATGCCACCGGACAGGCTAATAAGGCGCTCGCGGGCTGCCAGGCTATCGATGCCGGCAGCGCCGACCGTGCGGCCGATGGACGCCATGATCGCGTCCAGGCCGGCGTAGTTCGACGCCACGCGAGCGAGCGTCTCCAAGTAGCCTTCGCCCACTTGCTGGAATTGCTCCAGGCCGGCCACGCCGAAGGCGGCCAGATTGTCGCCGACCTTTGAAAAGACAGCCGATAACTCCTTCTGGATTTCGTCGTCCGTCTTGCCCTTCAAGCTGACCTTGCCGATATCGACCACGAACTGACTGAGCTGCGCGTTGAAGCTATCTGCGCCCAGGCCCAGGATCTGGCCGGCCTCGTACACGGTGTCGTACAAGGACAGGAGAACGCCAGTGATCTGGCGATTGCCCTCAGCGCCCAGCGGCGCGGTCTTGGTACTGGTCTTGTCGCTCCGGAACCATCCGCCATCTTTCTTGATGTCGGCGTACTGCATCGCGGCCAGGCTACCAGCGGCGATGCTGGCGAAGTCGGTCTTGCCAAACGTGAAGCCGGTATCCTCGACGGTTTGCTTCCCGCCGAAGACGCTACCCAGCGCCTTGCCGATAAAGGTCTTTCCGATGACGGCGCCAAGCGCGGCGCCCAAGGCCATACCAAGGGGACCACCAAGCAGCAGGCCAACCTGACTCGCGCCCATACCGAAGTAAGCGCCACCCATGGCGCCAGCGAAGCCGCCGGCAAGCCCTCCACCAATGCCAATGCCTTTCGAGTCGAAGACGTTCTTGTTGTATTCGGAGCCGAAGTTTCCAGTCACGCCGGTCGTGCGCACCAGAAGCGATGCGAACTGCCCGATGTTGGATTCGATATTGCGTAGCGAAATCAGCATATCGTTGTTGACGCCGAGAGTGTCCTGCGAGGACTGCTCGATCTGAGCGAGCGCGCGCGCAATTGAGTCCGACTTGGCGTCCGAGCCCAGCACCGTGCCGGTGCCCTGCACCTTCTGCCGGGACTCCGACAGGCTCATGCCGCTGCCGCCGGAAACACCGCCGATGGCGACACCCAGTCCGGCGACCACAGCAGCCATCGCTGCCATCCGGCCGAAGGCCGTGTAGGGGTCGCCGTTGCCTTGGTTGAGAACGGCTGCGATCCCCTTCGGCACCAGCTCCGCCATCGTCGCTGCCAGCTCGGCGGCGTGAAAGACCTTCGAGACAGTCATCAGCGCGGTGTAGCCCCTCCTCTCCCCCCCAAAGAACCCCGCCGCAGCGCCAGCCATATCGCCGTAGCCCTGCATCCGGTTTTTGGCTTCCATTTGACCCAGACGCGAGAGGTCCTGCATGTACTGCATCTCGGTCTTTTTTCCGCTGGCATAGGCGATCCGGGCATTTTCACGCTGCTCGTCGAACTGGGCCTGTCGCTTGCTGAAGCCGTCGAGCGACGACGTCAGCTCCGACAGCGCTGTGCCCGCACTGCCGAACGACTCCCGCAGTGCCTCACCGAACGTTTGGGCGCGTGCCGGGTCGAGAAACGCATCGAGTTCCTCGGCAGCTTTGCGTCCGGCTTCCATCGTGTCCACCTGCGCGAGCGCAGTCGAGCTGCGCTTCTTCGCGGCGATCAGCTTTTCGAGATTTTCGATTTCATCCAGCGTCATCCCGGTGGATGCGCGCTGTGCGAGCTGCTCCTCGAGACGAGCCAGGCCGAGCGCCTCGATCTCCCCCTTGGTCTTGCCGAAGGTGCGCGCCAGATCCTCATTGCGCTCGGCCTCGTTCATCGCGTCCTGGATGGTCTTGACGGCCGCGGCGGCGTATTCGGTGCGCGTCTTGGTCCAGCTAGCGAGCCCTTCCTCAGAGCGCTTGTGCGATTCGATCAGCTCCAGGTTAGCCACCTGCTCCTGCGCAAGACTTTGGAGATGTGCATACTGCCTTGGGGTTACCTTCCCCTTGACCGCAGCCAATTGCTCGTTGAGCTTAATCTGCTCTAGTTGGCTAGCCTCAAGTGGGGCACTGGCATTCACCTCAATGTTGGTTTGAGCGATCTTCGCCTGGATAGCACGAGCGAGATTTTCGTATGCCGATGCTTGGCTATCAATGTCTTTAGTATCGTCATCGCCACTAGATTGATACCTAAGCGGCTTCAGCTGCTGATCGCCCCCCGATTGCGTACCGCCGGCATCAGCCACACGGTTTGAAATTCGTTTCAGGACCGCCTGCTCAAATTGATTTGCTGGTTTGTTCCACAGATCGTCGTACTTGCGATTCGCGTCTTGCAAGATCGCGTTTCGCTCGGCCGCAGCTTTCTTAATGTCTTGAAGCGGGGATCCACCCTTCGCAAGCTTTACAGCCATATTGGCAGGCGTCATCGCCCAGGCAAGTTCAAGATCAGACGCCACAACTTTGAAGCTGCTGGAGACCGCAGAGAATGCTCTTGGCAACAAGACTGCGACATCAGCTACGCGAGCGAATCCCACCGCGAGGTTATCCGCCCACTCACCAATCTCACCACTATCGATGAGCCCGTCCTCAGCCTCAAGGACATCAGTAAAGCCCTCGGCCAGATCGGACATCGCTGGAAGTGCGGCGGCAACCATCGAGGCGAAGACCTCATCGGTACGCTGTGCCAGAAATCCGAATTTGTCTTGCAAGCCGGTTGCTTGGGTGACTGCCTCCGATGTGACGGACGAGAATCCATCCACGCTTTCAGCCAGGTCATTGAAGAATGGCATCATGTCGACGCCTGCTTTGGTAAAAAGGTCCGTCACCAATGCTGTCTTACCAACCCCATCCTCAAACTGCTGTAGGCTCTTGGCTGCCTCAATCATTACCTCACCAGGGTCCCGCAATTTTCCGGCGCTATCGCGAGCCGAGACGCCCAACGCGGCAAGCGCCTTCCCTACCTTGCTGGATTTTTCGTCAACCGTCGTCAAGCTTCGCGCAAACTTAGTCAGTATCGGATCGACGCTGCCGGCGAAGTCAACGCCGAAAACCTTCGCGACCTTTTGGATGCGCGACAAGCTCTCCACACTGGTGCCGATCTTCTGCGACAGGTCGTCCAGCTCACCCATCGAATCGAGCACCCCAACAACTTTATTGCCCAGCGTCGCCAGCGACACCCCGGCAATGGCGAAGGATGTCACGTTGCCGATGGTCGACTGCAGTCCAGAGATGCGGTCATTGAGGCCGCCGACCTGATTGGACAGGTTCTGCAACGATTGGCTGTTCATGCGACGCAGCACGTCAGCAACGCTCTCGACCCTGCGCCGGCTTTCGGCGGCACCGTCGACAACCATTTCAATGAGCGCGCGTGGGTTTACCATCGTCTTGTTCCTTAGGTCTTACGTTGATGTGCCCACTCTTCAAGGCACGCTCTTTCCATCATTTGTGTCAGCAAGAACATGTGCTGACGAGCCTTCTTCTTTAGCCCGCGCATGCGCAGGCAGGTTTCGACACCGGGATAGTGGAGGCCCGTCGCACCGCCCATGCTGGCGTTCCACTGCGTTTGAATCGACAGCCAGAAGCCGAAGGCCTCATCGTTCTCGGGCCATAGCCAGTATTCGTCCTGCCGTGCCTCCGAGTCGTCCACCAGCTGAAGCCCCAAGGCGGCGAGGCCGTCGTTGGCATGCTCAGCTTCGGCCCGGTGGGCGCCCTCAAACTCGATTTGGCCGCGCGCCATCAGGCGCACGACCTCTGTTAGTTTTTTGCGGTGGCCGAGACTTGCTCCAGGTACGAATGCATGATCAGCACTGGGAGGCCGGCGTTGGCGAGCAGATCGTTGAGCCTCTCGCCGGAGAAGGAGATGGCTCCACCATCCGCATCCAGCATATCGTCCCAGCCCTCGGCAACCTTTTGGACGAATCCGGTGACCTCGCCCTTCTTGTCCTTCATGACCGTATCGATCTCGATCTGGGTCAGGCGTTTGCAGTGCAGGGTGAAATCGAAGTCCACCGGCTTGCCGTCTTCGCCTGGGAGCGCGCCCTTGACCTTCACAGGCAGTTTGTTCAGCTTTTTCAGAATGAACGCCATTACGTTTCCTTTCAGTGTGAATAATTCGTTACAGGCAGACCAGGCGCCATTCGTCGTTGCCGTTGATCGGCACCAAGCGCAGGTCGAAGCCGATCAGGCGGTTGCCGTTGAGTTCGGACTTGCGCGGGTTGGTGAGCTGGGCGGCGGGTGCGAAGACCACGATCTTGTTGCCGGTGGCAGTGCCGATCGTGAATGCCAGGCTTTGCGTTTCGTTGGCCTTGACCTTCTCCATGAGCGCGACTTCCTGCGCCGCGGTCAGTTCCAGCTCGATGGTCGCAGTCGATTGGCGATCGGCGATATCGACGACCTCGGTGCTCAGCATCGGGGTGAAGTTCACCGTATTGCCGAAGTTCAGTTCGAGGCCGGTACTGTTGTAGGCCGTGCCCCCGGTCAGGGCACCGGCCGCATACGTCGCGCCGAGGGTGATGTCGATGACATTCGCCTTCGTCATCGCCACCGGCTTCTTCCAGGGCGTGAACGTGCCGCTCGGATTCGGGGTGGCCACGACACCGCCGTCCAGGCCGGTCCATTCGAAGCGCAGCATCGGCCGCTCGCCGACCTTGGCCGACAGCGTGCAGTTGCCCATCGAGGCCAGGAGCTTGTGCACCAGGCCATCGTCGTAGTAATACTGGGTGAGCGTCTTCAGTGCGGTCGACACAGGCGTGTATTCAACGCGGGCCGGCGTGGTCAACTGGCCTTCGGCGACCGCACAGCCCAGCAGCAGCTGGCCCCAGGCGGGCGGCGTGGCGGCGGCACCCGAGCCAGCCAGCTCGACCGAGTAGGACAGCTTGACGCTGGCCGGACCGACCAGCTGCTCGCTCGCGCCGAAGGTGCCGCGGATCAGCGCGCGATCAATCGACTGCGCTTCGAGCGGAGTGACGGTTGCGTCCGACACCAGCACGGCATTGGCGGCACCGGTCGGCAACGCGTCCGTGCCTGGCGTCGTTTCGACCTTCGCGGTCACGATAGTGTTCTTGATACGACGTGGCATCGCTTACTCCTGG